CAAAATATGATTATCTTGCGACACAGAACGATTATGACAATGCGTTCGGATAGGAGACAGTAATGGCAAACAAGATTCTCGGAATTACAGTCGACATTGAAGGAAAGACTTCGGGACTGACCAATTCACTCAAACAGGCGAATTCCGCCATCTCAAAGACCACTTCTGCCCTTCGTGATGTCGACAAAGCTCTTAAACTCGACCCGACCAATGTCGACCTCCTTGCACAAAAGGAATCCTTGCTGAACAAGCAGATAGAGCAGACAAACGAGAAACTTGAGATCCTTGGTCAAGTTGCGAATGATGCAAACGAAGCACTTGCAAGGGGAGACATAACCGAAGAGCAGTATGCACAGTTGACGGCAGAAATCGTCAAGACGGAATCTGCCTTGAGCGGTCTTGAACAGGAAGCGGAAGGTTCTTCCGATGCCTTGGAAGAGACAGGAGAATCTGCGGAAGCTTCTGGAGAGTCGATGGAAGACTTTGGGGAAGCCGCCCAAGTTGCGGGAGAGATTGCGGTTGCATCACTTGAAGCCGTGATTGCTTCTGCGGTTGCGGTTGGGGCAGCCGTAGCATCCGCTTTTGTCGGGATTGGTTCTGCCCTTGCCGAATCTACTGTGAACACTTCACAGTTAGCCGATGAACTCTTGACACTTTCGGTTCAGACAGGCTTGTCGACCGACACTCTCCAAGAACTGAATTATGCTTCAGAACTTCTTGATGTCAGTACAGAGACAGTCACTTCTTCGATGACAAAACTCTTGAGGACGATGTCCTCTGCGAAAGACGGATCTTCAACTGCTCAAAAGGCTTTTGAGGACTTGGGAATCTCCATCTATGACACAAACGGAGAACTCAAGGACAACGAGGAAGTATTCTGGGAAGCGGTCGATGCTTTAGGTCAGATTTCTAATGAGACCGAGAGAGATGCGGCTTCCATGGCAATCTTCGGAAAGAATTCCAAGGAACTGAACACTCTCATCGAAGCGGGTTCGGATGCTTTCTATGAACTCGCAGAAGAAGCCAAGAATGTTGGTTATGTCATGGACACGGAGACTCTCGAAGCCTTCGGTGCGTTTGATGACAATGTCCAGAGATTGGACAACACGGCACAGGCGGTCTCGCAGACCTTTGGTGCGGTCTTGCTTCCTCTCATGACCGAGATGTCAGACGATGCGGTCTCTCTGATGGGAGACTTTTCGGGAGCTTTAGCGGAGACAGGCGGTGACATAGAATCCATCGGAGCAATCATCGAACAGTTTGCTCCACAGGCGGTCGCACTCGTTCAGAAGTATGTTCCGCAGATTCTGAAGGTCGTTCAGTCAGTTATTTCTGCTCTTGTTCCGGCACTAACGGCAATAGTCCCCGATATACTCTCGACAGTCGGGTCACTCATTGAAACTGTGGCTTCTTCCATCTCGGAGGATGCAGAACCGATAATCTCTGCGGTGACAACTCTGTTGACCTCTGCCATTGATGCTTTGGTCGGACTTCTGCCTGTGGTCATTCCACTTGCGGTCGAACTCATCATGACCCTTGTCAATGCAATAGTCGAATATGCCCCGATGCTCGTTGACGGAGCTTTAACCATAATCGAAACTTTGGTTTCAAGTCTCCTGTCTCCCGAATCGGTGAAGAATATCATCAATTCTGCGGTGCTTATCGTCACGACCCTTCTCAATGGTTTGACACAGTCGCTCCCGACTCTCGTCACAGTTGCACTTCAAGCCATTGTCACAATCGTTGACACTCTTCTTTCGAGTGGATCTTTGGGACAGATTCTTTCGGCTGCCTTGACCCTTGTGGTCACTCTTGCCGAAGGTGTACTTGAATACATCCCTGTTCTCATCGGTTATCTCCCCGAACTGATAACCGCTCTGGTCAAGTTCCTCTGTGAGGATGCGAGACCCGACATCATCGAAGCGGGATTCGAGATGATAACGGCAATAGTCGGAAATATGCCCGAGATTATCGGAGCAATCATCGAAGCTCTCGTTGAACTTGTTGTCTCCATGGGAGAATACATCACAGGAGAAGGAGCGGACAATCTGCTGAACTATTTCAGTTCGGCTTTCGAGGGTATCGTAGAGGGTGCGAAGTCATGGGGCGGAGACTTGGTGAACAACTTCGTCAAGGGAATGACCGATAATGCTTCCAAGTTGGCAAGTAAAGCCGAAGAGTTAGCGGGAGAGGTTTCTTCCTATCTCCACTTCTCCGAACCAGAGAAAGGCCCCTTGAGCGATTTCAACGAATCGGGAGCTGACATGATTCAGAACTTCATCGACTCGATGGAGTCCGAGAAGTACGCACTTGAAAAGGCAATGAACGACACGGCATCTATCATCGGTGGAGGCATGACCGCAGATGTGGCGGTTCAGCCGTTCTCAAGTTCTGTTTCCGATAGCGGACTCGCAAGCCTTGAAAAGACTCTGTCTTCAATAGGAACAGAAAACGGAACATGGGTCTTCCCGATTTACCTCGGAGGGGATCTTCTCGACACAGTTGTTGTTGATGCCATAGACAGACATAACTATCAGACAGGAGGTCACTAATGGCAATCGGCAATTATCTCAAATTCAATAACACGATATTCCCGAATCCTGTTTCCGCTTCCATGACATCCAAGACACTTGAGAATGTCACAGTCTCGGAAGCGGGGACGGACTTGGTCGTTATGGTCAGACCATCAAAGAAAGCTTGGTCACTCTCTTTTAATCTTACATCGAGGACAAAGGACATCCTCAAGGCTTTGTGTCTTGAGGAATCCGTCTCGATGGAGTACATGGGGACAAGCTACACAGTCAGAGTCAGAGACTTTCAAGAAAGACTCGTCCAGAACTCGGAATGGATAGACAGAACAGACGGACTCTTTGAGTGTTCCGTCAAAGTTACGGAGTATTAAGAATGTATACAGTTTCACAGGACTACATCGACAAAATGTTCGACCAAGTGCAGACACATCATCTGTCCGGCACTATCGGGTCAACGGCTTTCACGGAAGCGGATGTCATCGGGGTTTCCTATACCAACAAGTGTTCAGACAAGAAGGTGGCTCTCGGTTCTGTGAACATCGGTGTTCTGAAGTTGACCTTCCTCACGGACATTCTGAACAGGGGAGAGTATTTCGGAAAGACAATCTCCTTGTCTGATGTCTTGGTCATAGATCCCGACAACAATGTCACGGAGACTGTCCCCATCGGTGTATTCATCGTCGGGGATGCAAAGTGGACTCAAGCGGGGATGGTCAATGTCACGGCATACGATGTCCTGTCCAAGATGGACGGAAACCTTCCGTTCAATCAGTCATCGGGAAAGGTCTATGACTTCTGTAAATACATCGAGCATGAGACAGGAGCAACCTTCGGCATGACCGAAGCGGAATGTGACCTTCTCCCGAACGGAACGGACATCATCTCTCCGTTCGCAGAAAACAACTTGACCACATACAGGGACCTGTTGTCCGCAGTTGCGGTCTTCATCGGTGGTTTTGCCTATGCTGACCGAGACGGAACATTCAAGCTGCGGACATTCGATGACACTTCCATTCTGACCTTCCCGAAGAACAGGAGAATGTCGGGAACGACCTTCTCTGACTTCACAACATACTATGACACGATTCAGTATACCGACTTAATCAGCCAGACCACGAAGTATGTCGGAGACGGACTCGGTCTGACAATGAACCTTGGTTCGCAACCTTTCCTTCAGTATGGAACATCAGCGACCATCAACACAAGGATTCAGAACATCATCACACAGATTAAGAAGATGCAATACACTCCTTTTGATGCGAGTGGTCTTCCCGCTTTGGTGGCTTTGGATCTTGGTGATGTTATCACACTCCCGAACGACTACTCGGGAGGAAGTTCTGTCGGAGCGGTGATGTCTATTTCTTGGACATATAACAAATCGGTCAAGCTTTCCTGTTATGGAGAGAACCCGAATCTCCGTTCTGCACAATCGGCTACGGACAAGAACATAGCCGGACTACTTGCAAGAACGGACTCGAAGTCGATTCAGTATTATACCTACGAGAATGTTGCTGACATTGAAGACATCATCACGGAAGAAGTCATCGGTTCGTTCTACTTTGCGACACAGGAGACAACGACAGTCACTCTGTGGCATGAGATACAAGCTGACTTTACTCTCGACGATGCCTCGACTCCGATGCAAGTTGTGGTTCATTACTACTTGAACGGAGTGGAAGAGACATATCATCCGATAATGACCATCGGAGAGGACGGAGTCCACACTCTCGACTACAACTACTTCTTGAAGGGAATCACAGGGGGCCTTCGTAATGAATGGACTGTTTCTCTGGAATGTATTGGTGGATCTTGCGACATAGGGATTGACAATGTCCACATCTGTCTGTCGGGACAGGGACTCGTCGGAGCAGACTCCTTCCTCGGAGT